TGGTAACGTAAAGCGTCTGTCATGTTCTCTGCGTAACCAAACTCTATCTTTGCCCCTGATGGGAATCGCCACTCTTTTTCTTGTTCTCTCCATTTGGCTCCAGGATATGCCTTTGAGTATAACAGTTGAGACTTTTGAATTAAGTCTCTTAACTCAGGCATTGTCCTCCTTACTAAGAGTGCTCTGTGATTTTGATTAGAGCAATAACGAAGCGGATCAACTAGCATCGCATATGATTTACCACCGCCTCTTGCTCCACCATAGAATACTTCTCTTTCAGAAGCTGCAAGAAATTGTGTCTGTGGACCTGAATTAGGTTTAAAGATAACTTCTTGATTATC